CCTATAATTTCCTTAGAGGCCTCCTTTTTAAAGGACAGTTCGGTATCGACTGGTCATCAACTATGGTTGCCCCCACCGACAACAGCCGTGTCAGTATCAAATACGACAAGACACGCATCATCTCTTCGGGCAATTCCTCCGGTGTGCTCCGAAAGTTCAGCATGTGGCACCCCATGAACAAAACACTTTACTATGACGACGACGAAACCGGTGGAGGAAAGGCGCAAGCCAAGTTCTCGGTCACGGGAAAACAAGGAATGGGTGACTACTACGTGTGCGATTTCTTTTATGCAGGTCTCGGTGCGACTTCATCAGATGCGATGAATTTTAATCCGAACTCTACTCTGTATTGGCATGAGAAGTAAATAGTGGAGCCCAAAGCTCAACGAAAATACAGTTCGCGTCCATCCATGCCCAATCAATCGGATCCTCCTTCGTGCTCGTAATCATCCTCGGGTCTCGGTTGCAGAGCCATATGCAGGGTCTACCCCAATTGATAATCTCTGCGTCATGGTGAAACTTTCTAACCGAGATATCCCACTGCGCGCCCAACCAATCTTTATAAGCGGGGAACATCGGTAACCCGCCCTTCCAGTCATCAAAAATAGCATACTGGGCGTCCGCTAGAGAGTCCAGAACCATTTTTCCACTCATCTGGGAGCCAAAGTATATGTGTGGGCCGAGGCTTCGGGCCCACTCAGTCTTCCCAGACAAGCTAGCTCCATACAGAATCAACGACTTGCGTCTGTCACATATTAGCTTCAAGCCCAGAGCGGAGCAGGGAGGGGTAGGGGCCCCCCCGAATGCGGGAGCGGTAAATTCACCCGCTAGGGCCTAGGATAGATCCCTAAAGCCCGGCGCAGCCGATCAGCACTCACCTCTGTCTAGCTGCTCCAACTCCCAAATCAGCTTGGTTGAGCCACTCAGCGATTCCCGGAGCTCCTGTCGTGTCAAACTCAAAGCCTGGGGGTGTACAGTACGGTTCAGGTCGTTTAGCAAACTTCCAGCCAGCATAGGCTCGGAAATTGGTGAATCCTCGTATGAAATCTCGTGGAGCCAGTTGATCGCAAAAGTGCAGAAACTCTTCAGCAGTTTGTTGATTTGTCGCCGAATCCCAGAACGAATCAGGATCCCAATCTGAGTCTCCGCCCGGTCGTGATAGCCCGCCTGCGACAATATCTCCATCCTTGCAGACGTAGTCGAAAGCCTTGCCCGGAGTTCTCCCAATTGGCTGGATGTTAGGGTGCTTGCCTCCCACATCGAAAACATTAGCCTTTCGTGACGAAAAGAGCCGTCCGAAATCCGCGAATACATGGAAATGAATTCCTCCATTTTTGTGTAGCTCTCGTGAGATGAGGCACTCAGCTCCCAGCTCCGTAAAACGGTCCAGCACCGCCCAATAGTCAAAATCGTCTCCGGCCTGGGAATAGGTGATGAGGACATATCGGCGATTCTTGAGGTGGAAGACACGTGACATCCCAATCCGGAAGGTCCCTTGAAATAATATTATACAAGGGACCAAAGGGACAAGGGACCACCTTGGCCTATATAAACCCCCATGCTCTCCTCCGCTCTGCGCGATTTAATGCTCCCAAAAATCCCTCAACTCAAGCGCGAAAATGCCTCGCTACGTGACCCGCGGGTCGAAGACGCGCCAAGCACGGTACAGGAAGCGGGCACCAATCAGAAAATACCGCAGACCCACACGACCTTCGTATCGGCGAAGAAAGTCTGGTGGGATGACCAACAAAAGGATCCTCAACATGACGTCAAGGAAGAAGAGGGACACGATGCTACCATACGCACAGACAAACGGTAGTGCTGGCGGCGGTGCGAGCGGTTCGGCCTCATTCTCGGGGGCCACCGCCAATCAAGTCTATCTCTGGTGCGCAACTGCGAGAGATAACACTATCTCCACTTCAGGCACCAACGGAACTGTGTTCAACGAAGCGGAACGCACGTCCTCTGCATGTTACATGCGCGGTCTAAAAGAATCGATTGAGATTCAGACCTCGACTGGCATTCCTTGGCAATGGCGTCGCATATGCTTCACCGTGAAGGGCCCCCTCTTTACAAACCCCGTCCAACTGGAAACGACCAATGGCTGGCAACGCCTGCTATACAACGTCAACAGTGGCCAAACCGACGATACTACGGCCTATAATTTCCTTAGAGGCCTCCTTTTTAAAGGACAGTTCGGTATCGACTGGTCATCAACTATGGTTGCCCCCACCGACAACAGCCGTGTCAGTATCAAATACGACAAGACACGCATCAT